AAAAATAGTTATCAAAAAGTCTCCTAACGAAAAAACCAATTCAATAATTAAATACCCTATTAAGTACGGAAGAAAAAAAGGAACATCAAATTGGATTGAAAAGGAAATTTTTGATTTTCTTTTAATGTGGGATTTGGTAATAAAAAAAGGAGCTTGGCTATCTTTCGATGAAGAGTTTGTTAATTTAGCTAAAGAATCAAAAGTTGATATACCTTTACAAATCCAAGGCGCAGCTAAAATGGAAAAATTTATACTTGAAAACGATAACGCTAAAAACTTTTTTATAAACTACATCAAATCTAATATATCAAGTTCACAAGAAGATGGAATTAATAACCCTGAATAAAAGTAAAAAAAGATATAAAAATGTTAAAAAATATCTAATTAACTGGGAATCTTCTAGTAGAAGTAAATTCCAAACTAGAGTTAAAAATTTTTTAGAAAAGTTCTGGGATCAAGATGTGATATTCGAAGAGTTCCCAGTAATAGGCACAAGATTATCTTTAGATTTCTATAATGCAAACAAAAAAGTAGCTATAGAAGTGCAAGGCCGTCAGCATACTAAATATGTTAAATTCTTTCATGGAGACAGGTTAAATTATTTAAGCCAATTAAAAAGAGACCAAAAAAAAGAAACCTTTTGTGAGCTTAACCAAATAAAACTTGTAACTATTTATGAAAAAGATATAATAGATGAGCACTTATTCGAAAGTCAAGGTGTAATATTATAAAAGGATGAAAAATAATAAAGGGACAGACGAGTTTAAAAAGTTTAAAATACCAGAAAATTACTTCAATAGACTTTTTGAATTTACTGGAACTCAAGAAGAATCCTCAAAAGGCTTTATATGCGCTTATGTCAACCAAGAAGGGTATCCACTGATATACACAAAAATAGGTAGCCCTATAGTCCAAATGGGGCTTACAAAGGCATTAGAGAAATACTTAGAAGAAGAAAATTTACCAGAAGACTTGATTGACAACTCATTAGATGAGTGATAATGTCTTGGTAGTATGATTTACTCATTTGAATTAGAAACACAATTGCTAGCAGGATTAATAAAATATCCTGACAGATATGCAGATATCGCAGATTTCATAACAGAAAAAGACTTTTGGTCAGAAAGCTCTAAAATAAATAGAACTTTATTTTGCGTTTTAAAACAAGCTATTGATAATGGGGAAAACATAGATGAAGTTATTATCGCTCAACGCGTTAAAGATTATGGTATAAGTTTTGAAGATGGACTACAACCTGCTGATTACATAGAATCGCTTTCTTTCAAAAGAATTTCTGCAGATGCTATAAAAACCGTTGCTTCTGAGCTTAAAAAATATACGGTAAGAAGAGAAATAGCTTTTTGCGGTGCGGAAATAAACAAAAAAATGAGGGCTATGTCTCCCTCATGCGAATACACTCAAATAGTTGAAGAAGCTGACAAGCTATACAATGATCAAATAAATTTATACGAATCTGGATCAGATCAACCTCAAAACATTTTTGACGAAATGGAAGAAATGATTGAGGAAAGAGGCAATAACCCTATAGAAGAATTTGGATTCGCTGGCCCTCACCCTAAACTTCAAGATATCTACGGATCATTACTTAGGCCCGGAAACATAACTGTTGTTGTCGCTAGATCAGGAGTCGGAAAAACTCAATTTTGTTTAGATTTCGCAACAAAAGTTTCAGCTCAATACGAAGTTCCAGTTCTTCATTTTGATAATGGAGAAATGAGTAAAGAAGAGTTGATATTTAGACAATGTGCAGCAATGACTAAAGTTCCAGTTTATCTTTTAGAAAGTGGCAATTGGAGAAAGAGCGGAAAAGAAACAGTTGAAAAAGTCAGATCTGTTTTCGCTGATTTAAAAAAACAATACAGACATCTTTATTACTACAATATAGGTGGCATGAATATAGACAAACAAATAAGCGTTTTAAAAAGATTCTATTATTCGAAAGTGGGCCGTGGTAATCCTTTAATATTTAGTTTCGATTACATAAAAACTACTAGCGAAAATGTCGGCAACAAAAACGAATGGCAAGTAGTTGGTGAAATGGTAGATAAATACAAAAAATGCATACAAAGAGATATTAAAAACGACGAAGGCCCATGCATTTCTATGATAACTTCTGTACAATCTAATAGAACAGGTATTGTTACTAATAGAGCAGCAAGCAATGTCGTAGATGATGAAAGCATTGTTTCTTTATCAGACAGAATAACACAATTTTGTTCGCACATGTTTATTTTAAGAAACAAGACTTCAGATGAGCTTCAAGAAGAACCATCTTTCGGTACTCACAAACTAATTAATGTTAAAGCAAGGCATTTAGGCAAAGACATCGCTGGTGCCATAAATCAAGTCAGAATGCCAGACGATACATTAAGAAAAAACTTCGTAAACTTAGAATTCGAAAACTTTTCTATAACAGAAAAAGGCGATTTAAGAGATATTGCTGAATCACAACTAACAACTACTACATTATTAGAAAATGCAAACAGCGACATACCAGACCTTGACTGAAGATAAATCTGAAAAAATAGAAGAAATTCTTTTAGATTTAGGCTATCAATTATCTGATAGAGGTAAATACTGGCAAGCTAAAGCTCTTTACAGAGACGGAGATAATCCTACAGCTCTACAAATATGGAAAAACACAGGGATATGGAAAGATTTTGTAGCAAACACTAATTACCAGCCGTTCAACAGATTACTTCAACTTTCTTGCAAAGATGATGCAAAGATTAGCGAGATAATCGAGTCGATGCAAAATAAAAACGAATGCTTTATACCAGTAACAAAAACTCCAAAAATGGAAACAGAACATTTCTTTGATCACGATGAAGTAAAAACCTTATTACCTCATTACAACTTTTACAACAAGAAAAAAATATCAGACAAAACATTAAAAATGTATCATTCTGGTTTTTCTATGTCAGGTAAAATGAATGGAAGATTTGTTTTTCCAGTGTATGATAATAATAATAAAGTTATAGGTTTAAGCGGTAGGCATCTACTATGGGAACAAAACCAAAAACTCGCTAAATGGAAACATCTAGGTAAAAAAGCTAACTGGATTTACCCCATCAACTTAAAAACGGGTGAAGATAATTTGTTTCTTCAAACAATTGAAAAGAAAAAAGAAATTATTCTAGTAGAAGGTATAGGAGACAGCCTTGCGCTAACAGAACAAAACTATTTTAACCACATGGTTATTTTTGGGCTTGAGCTTAGCTCTAAACAGTTGTCATATTTAATATCTCTTAATTTAAATAAAATTATTATATCGACTAATAATGACAAGAATAAAGTTCAAAATAGAGGGCTAGAAGCAGCAATCAAAAACTACCTTAAACTAATAAAATTTTTTGATGTAGATAAAATTCAAATCAAGCTGCCTATAGCTAAAGATTTCGGAGAAATGCTTGAAAATGAAATCGACATAAAAGAATGGGAAAATAAATCTTGTGTGAAAGAGTTGGAAGTTAAATACATAATTAAATATGTAACTAACAGTATGGGAAGCCCAACTAAATATAAAAAACAAATCAAAACGCTTAAAAATTATTTAGAACAATTAAATTTTGAAACAGACCCTATCAGCAAGTAAAATAAAAACAATGTCAGGTTGCTCTTGGCAATATTGGTGTAAGTACCACTTAAAACTTCCCGATAAAACAAATGATGGAGCTCTTAAAGGAAGTGTTGTTCATTTAGTTTTAGAATGCCTTGGCAAGAAAAGGCACAAAAAGTATTACAAAAAAATCCTTAAAACTGGAAGCATTGATTCTTGCAAGTCTGTCAGAAGGTTAATTTTAAAACACGCTAAAAGAGATAACTTATTAAAAGACCCATTGAACCTAGAAGATATAGATAATATGGTCTTTAGAGGTTTAGTTTATGATTTTTTAGGAGAAAGATACGGAAAACCAACTCAAACTATTTCAGAAAAAGATTTTGAAATAGAAGTTGAAGATGAAGGCGTTTCTTATAAGGTAAGAGGATTCATAGACAAGCTTTTTATATATAAGAAAAAAAGTATAGCTTTAATTAGAGACTTTAAAACAAATAAAAAAGTTTATGAAGGAAAAGAAGTTTCTGATAATTTGCAAGATTATATTTATACTTTAGCGGTGAGAAAACTTTACCCTGAATTCAAAAATATAAAAATGGAATTTGTTTTCTTAAAAGCAATGCAAAGCTTAAAAAGCTCTACAGGTATTTGGGAAATAACAGGGGAAGAGAAATCTGTATTAGAGATGCGCTCAAAAAGCGATCATGAATTAAAAGGTTTTGAATACGAACTTTCAGAATACCAGTCTTACGCAGATTCATTTAGCGAAGAAACTTCATTATCTAATTTAGCTTTTCATCAAGGAATGCCTAAAGATGGTAGTTTTTCAGGAAGACTTTTGTGCGGTTTTGCTAAATTCCCCGATGAAAAGAAGAAAGACGGTTCTCCTAAATGGTATTGCACATATAAATTCCCATTTAAGTACTACTCTTTATTAAATAAAGACGGAGACTTAAAAAGAAACTATTTCACAAAAGAAGAAGCTTCCAAAAAGAAAAAAGATGGAGATTCGATAGTTCAAAAACAATACGATGGTTGCCCTACCATGCAAAAAAGACCATCACCTTTTAATTCATTTGATTCGTTTGATTCAAATGATGATTTTGATCTTGACAAATTTTGAAAAAGCAAGTAATATACAACCATGCTTGCATTGTTTAAAAGTCATTATTCTATAGGAAAATCAATTCTAACATTAAACGATCCCTCTAAAACATCAGAAGGAGGATCGGATAGTATTTTTCAAATAG